AGGCAAAGCAGCCAAAGACGCAGTAGAAAAGGCTGGTAAAGCAGCCAAAGACGCAGTAGGAAACTTCAAAAAGTACAACCAAAGAGTGCCAATCATGCCAAACATGGACACATTCAACGCATACAGAGGAAACTAAAAAAGGAAGGGGGATGGCAAAACATCCCCCTTTTTTGCAACAACAATCCAAAAAATAAAGAATGTGGAAAACTTGAGTTTTCAACACTTTCAACAGGTTTTCAACAACAAGTTGCACAAAGAAATTCGTCATAATGACGAACATTCAACAATTCAACAAGTTTTCAACAAAGTTTTCAACAGGCAAAAAGACAATAAATAAACGTAGTAACGTTAAAAAAACGAGTTTTCAACACTTTCAACACTACTACTACTACTACTACAACAAGTTAATATAAAAAGAAAGCGAGGTGTCAACCGGCACAAGATAGACAAGGAAGCTTGTGCCGGTAACAAAAATGCCATGTACAAAACCATTAGTATTTCAGATGGACACGAAAAAACCAAAACTGTGGGGAAGTCTGGAAAACCTATCAAAGCAAGGACTGCAAACGGACATCATGGACGGAATCAAAAAAGGAAAATTCGCACTATTACCTTGTGGTAAGTGCGAGTATTGCCGCAAACAGATGGCAGACCAATGGGCAACAAGAATAGAGCTAGAAGCCAAAGAATGGGACGATGTGATTTTTCTAACACTAACGTACGATGATGACCATATTCCATACGGCGAGATAATCAAAGGCTACAGAAGCATTCAAAGCCAGACAGTGAGTAAGCGAGACGTACAGCTGTTTTTAAAACGGCTACGGAAAGCATACAAGAAGCCGATAAAATATTTCCTAGCAGCCGAATACGGCGACAGAACAAAAAGACCGCACTATCATGCAATAGTATTCGGACTAAAGCCACCGGATGCACAATGGTATAAGAACCAAAAAGGAAATAGCTATTTTAAAAGCGAATGGTTGCAAAAAATCTGGGGCAAAGGCATGATAGACTTTTCGCCAGCACAACCGGGAAGTTTTGCATACGTGGCGCAATACGTCAACAAGAAAGCCATAGGTGCAGAACAAGCGGCAAAATACTGGATGGAAGGTAGAGAACCTGAGTTTAGAATCATGTCGAAAGGCATCGGCGAAAAGTATCTAAAAGAACACAAAGATGAAATCTTGAAAACGGATAGCATCATATGCGCGGGAGGACGCGAGAAAAGGCCTCCACGCTATTTTGATAAGATTCTAGATAAGGATACCAGCCAAGACACGGAAAGCTATTTTAGGGCACATTCTGACGAGCTGAGAGAGGTTAGGGCCAGACGCAGACGCAGCGCAATACAAAGTTTAGTCAATCTCGAACAGAACACAAGCGTAGATTACAAAACCTATCTAAACATTCAGAAAGAAAAAGACAAGCTAAAGCAAAAATGGCGTGAACCAAAAGCATGACGCGCACAGCGCTAAAAAGGAATGGATTTAGCCGAATTCCGCTGCGCTCCATACGGCAAAGCGCTAAAGCGCTTTTCAAACCAGAGGAGCAAAACCGACTGCTAATATATCAATTAAAATTTCAAAAAAGATTGACTTTTTTCTAAAAAAAATGATAAAATATAATTACAGAAAAGGAGCTTGATAAAAATGCTTAAAAGCTATATCATGAACACAGATGGAAACGTACAACTTGCAAGACACTTTAAGGTAAGGGAATTTGCCTGTAAAGACGGCAGTCCAGTAGTATTCATAGACGACTACCTATACAACGTTCTGGATATCTTACGACATAAGCTAGGAAAGCCGGTAATCATCACCAGCGGATACAGAACACCAGAATGGAATAAAAAATGCAACGGAGCAAAATACAGCTACCACATGCGCGGTATGGCAGCAGATATCCGAGTCGATGGCATGAGCGCAAAAGAACTTGCCAAAAAACTGGATGAAATCGTCCCGGATGGATGCGGCATTATCGTATACAACACTTGGGTGCACTTTGATGTACGAAGTGGGAAAAAATACAGAAAGGGGATGTAAAAAATGGAGCTTACCAGCATCAACTAACAATCGAATGACAACATAACCTGGAAAAGAGAATCAGCAATGAAAACATGGAATGTGCGCGACCAGACCAAAAAAACAAATTGTGGACAAAACAGAAAAAACACATGAAGGAGTAAAACTAATGGCACACAGAAGCGGAGCGGGTCAAGGCGACCAGAAACGTTTTACCCAGACTGCAAAGCGGGTAAAAAACATCAACGTTCGACCGAAGGTATCAAGAGGCGGGATCAGATTATAAACCATACAAACAAAGAAAGGGGGCGTAAAATGGCATTAATCAAGGTCAAGGACGTTAAGGAAGCAATTGCGCTGATGATGAGCATCCTTGAAAAGCTCGATGAAATCTACCACGCACTGAAGGACGCGGGCAAAGACAAAGAGTAAAGGAGAAAAAAATGAAACTGAAATTCTACTCATTCCATGATGCACTAACCAACGGCTACAGTCAGCCGTTCTTGCAGAACAACAGGGCACAGGCAGTGCGAACGGCACGATGGAAAGCCAACGAAAGCAAGCCGAGCGAAATCGAAGACATCAGTCTCGTAGAACTGGGCGAGTTTGACACCGAGACCGGCTACATGAGCGAAGCAATGCCCGAGCACATCGCACGGCTCATCGACCTGAAGGAGACGGCCAATGTTAAATCCTGATAAACAGGTGCGGTACTACGGAGTACCAACCGAGAGAGTGGCAAACAATCCGGGCAGCGTGACAGCACCAACGTGGAAAGCAATCAAACGACCGAACGGCACTACAGACTACATCCAGCAGCCGGAAGAAAACACATACGAAAAAATCCAGCGAGCGGGCGAAGGCTACGACCTTGCAAGCGCAATCGCACGCTTGGAAGCGGGAGACACCAGCATCAAGGCAAAAAGCATGGTATACACCGAAGGAACAGACCTCGAAAATCTGCCGAAGGATATCATGACAATGCACGAAAAGGCCGAGGCAGCAGCCGAACAGCTGGAACAGCTGAAACAGATGCAGCAGACCGAACAGCCGAAGCCGAAAAACGAACAGCCGAAGCCGAAAGAGGAAGAAAAAAAAGAGGAGGTGAAGGAAAACGAACCGAAACAGTGAAAACCATTTCGCGCAAGTGCCGCGGATGGAACGACCGCGAAGCAAATTTGACAGAAGTCACCAGCTGTTGACGACCATCAACGAAGGTGACCTTGTACCCATCTACTGTGATGAAGTGCTTCCAGGCGATACCGCACAAGTACGACTGAACGGACTCATTCGCATGAGCACTCCCATCTATCCTATCATGGATAACTGCTACATGGACACCTATTTCTTCTTTGTTCCGTGCCGTCTGCTGTGGGAACACTGGGAGAACATGTTCGGCGAAAACGATACAGACTACTGGGCAGAAAAAACCGAATATTCCACACCGAAAGCCGAAATCAAAAAACAAGGCATTCAAAACGGAACAATCGGGGATTACTTCGGAATTCCAACAAAAGTACCGCTGAAAGTAAACGCGCTACCGGCACGCGCCTACGCGATGATTTACAACGAGTGGTTTAGAGATGAAAACCTTGAAGCGCCTATAATGATAGGATACAAAAAAACTGACAAAGCAGGAAGCTCTGAAGACCCAGAAGTCGACGGGGAAAAATACGCCAATCAACCAGAATATACTGCAACCGTATCAGAAGGTGCACTATACGCAACAAAACCCGCAAAAGCGAGTAAGTTCCACGACTACTTCACATCCTGTCTGCCCTCGCCGTTGAAAGATGACCCTATAGAAATCAGCCTGACAGGTGATGCACCAGTAGTTATGGGCAACTACAACAGCGAAACAGGCAAGGTTGACGCGTATACCATGGACACGAATATCTGGTTCAACGGAACCGGCGCGGGTGCAGGACGGGCATTCAACCGAACTTACTTGACTCCGACAAAGGGATTTCCAGCGATAGAACTGACGGGTGTAGAAACCAACGGCGCAGAAACTGAACCAAACGGAAACAACATCACAATGGGCAATCTGTACGCCAACCTGAACAACGTGACCGCAATCAGTATCCAGGACTTGCGAATGGCAATCGCACTGCAGCACATCTTTGAAGCAGATGCACGCAACGGCACGCGCTACCGCGAGTTCCTTTCCGGCACATGGGGCGTGACAAGTCCGGACAGCCGGCTTCAGATTCCGGAATACATCGGCGGTCAGCGCATCGCTATCAATGTGAATCAGGTCGTACAGACGAGCCAGACGGACACGAAAACTGGACAGGCACTAGGCAATACGGCGGCATACAGCCTGACAACGTGCAGCAAGCAGATGGTGGACTATGCAGCAACTGAATACGGCTACATCATCGGTCTGGCAGTAGTACGAGTAGAGCACAGCTACCAACAGGGGCTGGCAACCAAGTGGACACGTGGCGGACGATTCACCTACTACGACCCGCGACTAGCAGCACTGGGCGAACAGCCGGTGTATAACCGCGAAATCTATGCACAGGGCACACCTGAAGACGAAGAAATCTTCGGCTATCAGGAGGCTTGGGCGGACTACCGCTACAAGCCTTCCTACGTAACCGGAGAAATGCGGTCTAACTTCCAAACGTCATTGGACGCATGGCACTATGCAGACGATTACAAAGAACTTCCGCGCCTCTCGGCGAAATGGATTCAAGAAGGACAACAGAACATTGACCGAACAATTGCAGTAACAAGCAACGTATCGCATCAGTTCTTGTGTGACTTCTATTTCACAGAAGACTGGTACCGCGAGATGCCTATTTACAGCATTCCCGGCATCGAAAGAATTTAAGGAAGGAGGAAGCCCCGCAAAAGCGGGGCTATTTTTGAATGGAGACGTTATTAAAGCTTTTGCCATCCCTCATGCAAGGGCTGGGCATGCTAACGAGCATCATAACGAGCAACAACCAAAGCAGCGCCAAGAACAGCCAAGGCTCAGGCAGCGAGACCACAACAGGCAGTGAGACCACAACAGGCAGCGTAACGGCACCACAGCAAATAGGTGCAACACAAATCAGCACGCCAACAGGTATTGCCACATTCGGCAACCAGAGCAGCGTAAACACTGCAAACGCACTGCAAATGATGAGCGGACTGCTAAGCAACCTCGCGAATGCTGGAAGCCAAGCAAGCGCCAAGAAGTACAACAGCGCAGAGGCAGCAGCAGAACGAGCATTTCAAAAGGAAATGCGCGGAACGGCCTATCAAGATACCGTAAAGGACATGATCGCAGCGGGAATCAATCCTATTCTGGCAGCGACCAACGGAGCAACAAGCGCACCATCGGGAGCATCTGCAAGCATTGGAAGCCAACGCTATAACCAGCAGAGCGCGCAAGCCGCAAGCGTATCCGCAATGTACGAATACGGCAACAACACGGCAGAGCTGGCGGACAAATACTTACAGCTAGCAAAACAGGCCACCAGCGCGAAACAGTTTAAGAATGCGAAAAGCTGGGAACAGGCAGCAAGCGAGCTGGCAACCTCAAGCGCAAAACAGGCACAACAGTACAGCTACGCAGCTAACAAGTTAGGTGCAGGCCTTGCGGGAGCAGGCAAAGCAGCCAAAGACGCAGTAGAAAAGGCTGGTAAAGCAGCCAAAGACGCA